ATGGTCGAAACTTTACTTTCTTATTCAGCGATTTTAAATAAACATCAAATGTAGGATAACTAATTTTCGGTAATGCCATAATCTACTCCACGGTTTAAATTTTTATCACTTTGCTCAGGTCAAATAAATTTTGTGATTGTACAAATGTGCCACGAACATTTCTCTGAGTTCCATTATCCCCAGGTACTGCCTGAGTTGGCGGAAGATTAATTGGAGTTTTTGAAGAAATGTTTAGCCATTTATCATACTTAAAAACTACATTTAATCTATGAATGTCGTCACCCACCCAGTTAAGAGAGAGTGGATTAACTGTTACTGGAAATGCATTGATCAGTTGACAGCTAAAAATTTCAGTCCCTTGCTGGTTCAACGTGGTCTGAGGCGATTCGCCTTGATTTGTTTGAGTTGGTGGGGCAATGATCGTTTGAGTTAATGGATTGCTGCTTGCTCCTGTGGATGCTGCAGAATCACCAGAAACATAGTCTGAGAACTGATGAATTGTAATTGTTGTTTGATAATCTTGTTTATAGTTTACAAGATAAGTCGATTTTGGAATGATTAGATCCATCCAAGCATCGAAGAATTTCTTTTCCCACAAATCGCCAGCACAAACAAAAGTCAGAGTAATATCGCCAAAAGCTGGAGTACCAGCCAAATAAGTTGGCGCACCAAAGATCTTAGACTCAACAGTGTTTAAAGTATATCCTGGTAGTTCTGCAACTTCGCACTGTAGCGATAATTCTTCTGTTGATCCAGCCCCTATCAATGCTGCTGGAATTGCAATTCTAACTTCAAATTTAGAGTTTCGCGCAAAGCCAGCATGAGAGTCAAAGTGGCTTATGAACTTGTTTACATTAAATGCCATTATTGTCTATACACCATCTTTTCCGTCGGTAAGAAAATCGCCGTTTCCCAGTTATCAGGCTCAATATAGATCAAAGGCGAACGAATATGCTGAAGTAGATATCGCTTTATGCATGGCTCAATCATTTTGTATCGTCTTGAACTAGCCAATAAGTCGTAGGATAGTCTAAACGATGTCGAGTCATCATATTTATCGTTGTTTATAAAATCGTGCAATTTATCCAAAAGCGCAAGGCGATTGTATGGGTCTAGATAATGAAGGTTTAATCCCAAGAATCCGTCGTCGTAGATGTCCATCGGAAGGACGAGTGGATATTTGTCCCAGACAGGAAGTGTGTCCTTTCCCTTTGCATCGTACTTGAAGAAATACATCTTTCCGATAAATGCTCGAGCCGAAATGCGGCTGGCGTCTCCGAGAAGATTCGATCTATTCGTCGGAATCTTCATCTTGGCGATCTGGCTCTGAAGCCAAGCGCGAGCCTGTGACGATCTCGGAGTGACACCAAGCATCTGCATATCTTTCTTTACTTTATCAAGTAGGGATGCCATTAGATTCCTAAATGTTTCTCAGTGATAACCTTGAACTGCCATTGACGATCTTTACAATACTCAGAGGCTGCTTTCCATTTGGCTTCGTTTACGCCCCAAGTCATCACTTCGTTGATGTATCGGCGAGTAATTTTACTCTTTTTGACTGGTGGTTGCGATTGTTTTTCTGGCTTTACTTCTAGAATCATCGCCTCAACCAATCCTTCTTTGTTTTTCACTTTCACGAAAAAGTCTGGAAAGTATCGGTGCCAACGATTATCAACAGGCGATAAATAAGGTATTACTATTTCTTCACTAGACCAAGCAAGTACGCTTGTGCTTTCGTCAAGGTGGACCATTACTCGGCGTTCCCATAATGATCTATAAAAGATCTTGGTAGGATCACCTAAATATTTGTTGGGATTTTTAGGACTAAATTTTCCATCGTAAGCCATACCCCTATTTAGACCTCTCGGAAGAATCACATGGGCGCAGAAGACGTCATAGCAAGAATTGATAATCGAGCCAATAAGGCAGTTAGATTAGTTGATGCGTCCCGCGATCCAAACGCACAAAACGCAAAGGGTCCACAAGCTCCATTAGAAACCAATCGGTTTGTCACGGATGACCTTCGTTATCCGATGGACATTGGAACGAATAATCCAGAGCGTCTACACTATGTTACGTTCTATATCAATGTCCAAGAAAAATCAAAATACAACGTAACTGAACGAACAGAAATCGGACCAACAATCAATTCGAATCGACAATCGGATTCTGCAGCTGGTATCGGAACCATTGCTACTGAAGGTGTTGGTCTGGCTGGAGAAATGGTTAGCGGCGCGGCATTTGGTGCTGCAATAGGTGGTGCAGCTGGCGAAATCGCAGGAGCGATCGCTGGTCCAGAAGCTGGAGTCGTTGCTGCAATTGCTGGTGGTGCAGTTGGTGGTGCTATCGGTACTGCAATTGTCAGCTCAATTGACCTCGCTCGTAAAACTAAACGAATTAAATCTACCATCTCAATGTATATGCCCGACACGGTCAATCATCAGATTGTACACGAGTATGGTGAAATTTCAATGACCGAAGCACTGGGAATGGTTGGTGCAATCGGACAAGGTGCAAGTGCAGTTGGAACTTCAATCACAGAAACTTTCAAAAAGACTTTTGGTACAGAAGGTGCGCGTCCAGATCTAAAAGGTGCTGGTATGGGTTCATTGAGTGAATTAGCAGGAACCGTCGCAGAGAAGTCAGGATTATTTGGAACTGGAATCAAAGAAGCATTATTGTTTTCTGCTGGATTGGCTCAGAACCCTCAAGTTGAAGTGTTATATCAAAAAACGGGTCATCGTGAATTCCAATTTGATTTTCGTATGATTCCACGCACTCGAGCTGAAGCCGAAACGATTCGAAAGATCATTAAACAGTTTAAGTTTCATTCGGCTCCAGAATTACTTCCAGGTGCACAAGGTCGTTTCTTCATTCCACCTGCCGAGTTTGATATTAAGTTTTTCTATAATGGTCAGGAAAATATAAACATTAATAAAATTTCTTCTTGTGTGTTAGTTGGTATTGACATCAACTATGCTGCAGCTGGGCAATGGACCACGTTTGATGATGGTATGCCAGTTGAAGTTCAAATGCAATTAAGATTCAAAGAACTCGAACTTATGCACAAAGGTCGTATTGAGGAAGGTTACTAATGTCTGGGTATTTCTCAAGTTTTCCAAAAATAGTTTATACGTTCGACAAAAACAGCATCAATCAACAGGCTGTTACAAATATCCTTGCTCGTTCGACGTTCTTAAAGGAAGTTTCTAATAACGCTAGTGTGTATTTCGAATATCAAGTGAAGGAGAGCGATACTCCAGAAATCATCGCAGATAAGATCTACGGTGATCCTTACAGAGCCTGGATTGTGCTCTTGTTCAATAATGTCATCAATCCAAATTACGATTTTCCGATGAAAAATGCAGTGTTGGATAATTTCGTCGAAGTAAAGTACGAACAAGATCTAGAAACAGCAAAGGCAACGATCCATCATTACGAGAAAGAAATTACAAATACAATCACAAAAAATGGTATGATTATAAATGTTGATGTTATCACACATAACATAACTGCAAATGGATTTAGTTTTGTGACTAATAATTTGATGCCAGAAACGCTACCAACAGTTGCCGACACATATACAAGCATTCTTTCATCAGAAACAACTTCTTTACCTGATGGTTACACTCACACCAGTGTTGTTAAAAATAAGGCAGTATCTAACTACACATATGAATTTGAATTGAACGAGGAAAAAAGAAAAATTAGATTACTTGATCCTGCATACGTGCAGCGCGTGGAAGAAGAATTTAAAAAGATTATGAGAAATGGTTGATCAAGTAGGCGTTGTAAATTCTAAAGATTTTGATGTTAAGACTCTGGAGTTAATCAATTCTGGAGGACAAACAGTCGACCTTCGTAAAATCTGGATGGAAATTCAGATCTTCCAGGATATTTTCTCATCTGTAATGAGTGGAAGCATTCTTATTAACGATGGTTTGGATCACTTCAACAATTTCTATTTCTGCGGTAACGAATATCTGCAAGTCTCAATTGACAAACCTTCCTTTGGTAAACCAATCGAAAAAGTCTTTCGAATCTATAAAGTCGATGGTCGTAAGCCAGGTTCAGACTCTTCTCAGATTTATCAACTAAACTTTTGTTCAGAAGAATTGATCTTCTCAAATCAGAAGTTAGTTTCAAAGGCATACAAGGGTAAAAAGACAGGCGATATTATTAAAGATATTCTTGTAAATGAATTGAAGGTTGATGCTTCGCGCCTCAAAACTTTAGAACAAACCTCTGGTGTCTATGATTATGTGGTCCCAAACTATAGACCACTTGAGGCGATTCAGTGGGCAGTTTCTCGTTCCTACGATGCAAGTAAGAAATACTGCTACTTCTTCTATGAAGATCGCGATGGGTTTCAGTTCAAGTCGTACAACACGATGATTAAACAGAAGCCGCTCAAGACATTGAAATACGAAATTAAAACGGTCGACCAAGATCCAGCAAATAACCGCGACTCAATTGATAAGTTTGAAATCTTGAACGACTTTGATATTCTCACATCACTGACAAACGGCGCATTTGCTTCCAAACTCTTATCTGTTGATCTTTTCACACAATCGTTCAGAACAGACACCTACTCACTTGACGTAGCAGAATCTCAAAAGAATCTACTCAATCAATACAAACCGCTCAATGCTCTAAAGAATCAAGATAATAAATCGATCACGGCTGCTCATGATGCCTTCTTTCGTTCATTTGTTTCTATAAACGACCAACCAAACGAAAAGGATACTGATGTTACCAAGTGGTTGATGAATCGCGCATTACATATGTCATTAATTCATAATTTTAGAATTCGCATTATCGTTCCAGGAGACATTTTTCTCAAAGCTGGTGACGTTGTAAAGTATGAGTTCCCTAAATTTGAAGGTGCTGATTCAAAAGGTAGATCGGTGGATGAATACAGAACAGGAAACTATCTTGTTGCTGCAATCAACCATAAGTTTACCAATGGTGATCAAAGCGCATTTGAAAGTATCATTGAACTTGTTTCTGACTCTGTTTCAAAACAAATTCCAGGCGCGAAGGAAGGCATCAATAAAGTCGTGAAGAAACCTCAATAATGTATAAGAAGTATTTTACAGGACTCGAAGGGTTTGTTTGGTTCGTCGGTGTGGTCGAAGATCGCAACGACCCTGAACAAATGGGTCGTGTCCGCGTTCGTTGTTTTGGTTGGCACACTGAAGACAAGAAAAAGATCCCAACGGATGCTCTTCCATGGGCGCATCCAGTTATTCCTGTAAACAATCCAATGGCTTATACTGCAAAAGAAGGCGATATGGTCTTTGGATTCTTCATGGATGGTGCTGCAGCACAAAATCCTGTTGTGATGGGAATCTTTCCAGGAAAGCCAGAAAAGAAACCAGATTACAATAATGGATTCTCAGATCCACTTGGTGGAAAGAATGCAGCAGGCATTCGTCCAAATAAGCCAGACGATTCCACAGAAGCCTATCCAAAGTCCAAGTATCTCAAAGAGCCAACGACGAATCGACTTTCTCGTGGTAAAACAGAATCGACTATTGTTGCGACAAGAAAAAAGAATCTCAAGAAAGGCATCAAGTCTGCAGGTGGAGTTTCTTGGTCAGAACCAAATCCTGCTTATGCTGCCAAGTACCCATATAATCTTGCGCTTGAATCTGAATCAGGTCATGCGTTTGAGTTGGATGATACTCCAGGAAAGGAGCGTGTTGCACTTTCTCATCGCAATGGTTCATTTATTGAGATTGATAAAGATGGCAATCGCGTTGATCGAGTTCAGAAAGATAACTATGCAGTCATTATGGGCGATGACTTTATCTACATTAAAGGTAAAGCAGCGATCACCGTCGATGGCAACTTCAATCTTCGCACCTCAACGATTAATATCGAAGCATCAGCCATCAATATGGCAGCTGATGGTGATATTAAAATCAAAGGCAAGTCAGTGAAGATTGAAGCCACTGGATCAATGGATCTGAAGGCTGGCAGTGGTGGTAAGTTCACAGCTGGTGGTCGTCTTGATCTGAAAGGTGCAACAGCAGGTCTTGGTGGTGCAACTGTTGATATTCCAGCAAGCAAAGTTAATCTTCAAAGCGGCTCGGTCAGCGCAGCAAGTGGAACTGGACTCAAGGGCGGTGGCTCAACTCCATCTGCAGAAGAAACTTCAGAAGCAGCAAATACGTCAACAGCAGCGAATACAGCAACTGAGCAAGCAGGAGCAAACTCTGTTTCCTCAAGCGCAAATACAAATGCACCGTCAACCACAACCACTGCGAATACTGCGACACCAGCAAACACAGCTGGAACTGCAGTCGCCAAAGCATCAGGTGGAGTTACTTCTACAGTTTCGGATGCATTCAAGGTCGTTGGTGACGCGCTAAATGGTGCAATTACTGATCTGACTTCGAAACTCGGAGTTGGTGAACTTGGAGATAAGATTTCTGGCGTCGAGAATCTTGTAAATAATTCGAAGGGTGACATTCTATCGCTCAAGACTGATCTGAAGAATCAAATCCTCACAAAGATTGATACAGTAGATAAACTTGCAGCAAACGCAAATATCGACTTTAATCCAGATCCAGCACTTACTGATGAGATCAATAAACTCAAGAACGGTGGTCCAAAAACAGTAACTACGGTCGTTGGTAAACTTCTATATCCAAAGACCGTGACCTATAATCTTCTTTCAACCTCTGCGAATACAAGTAGTTAAAAATGGCATTTGTAACTAAACCAGAAGCATTTACTATTTCAGAATTGAAGTCGACGATCATGGACCGTCTTCATATGGGCGGTTCGTTTTTGCAACAGGTGCCCACAGTTACTGTTGGGAGTTTACCTGTAGCCATTAAACTAGGTGGATCTCTTGGGTCTTTAGGTAGTGCATTGAGCGATGTTACTGCTGCAGTTCAGGCTGCAGGAGACATTGCAAGTTTAGTGCAAAATCCAATGGCGTTGGTCGAGAGTGCTGTGGGAAGTGCAGTCTCTTCCGTTTCGAGTCAGATATCTGGACTCTCGGGACAGTTAACTGCAGGTCAATTGAGTTCTCTAACTTCGACAATTGGAAATGTGAGCACAGCACTTTCCGATTTCCAAGCCCACACAGCGAATCTTTCTGGACTCGCAAGTTCTATTTCAGATACAGTTCCCGACTTTAATAAGTTGAACAATCTAGGATCGAGTGTAACTGCGTTAGGTGCAGATAGTCGAGACGGATTTGTAGCAAATACAGCGTCGGCTTTATTCTCAGATGTAAAAATGAGTAATGTAAAGGACACTCTGAGTGTATCTGTGATGGAAAAAATTACTCAAATTAAGCAGCAAAATGCAGCCACTTTGGCAGGTCAAACAGCAATTTCGGGTTATGTAACCGAGATTTCAAACCTACTAAATACTCAGAAGAATGTCATGAGTAATATTGTTACAACCGATACGCATAATTTTAATGAATCGGGCAATACGCTCACAGCATCATCTGCAGTTACTGGACTCGCTGAACAATATGCAAATACAGACAGCGTTTCTTATGCAATATTAAGTCGAGTCGGAAAAGATACGACTCTTTCGGCATTTAACACGGCAATTACTACCGCTCAATCATCATGAGTATAATCGCAAGAACATATACCGACCTCGATCTGGATTTTATGCCAAATCCAGTAACTGGCGATATTCTTAAGAAAACCGATGATCAAGCCATTGCCGCTTCGATTGCGAATATCCTCTCGACGGCTCACTACGAGAAACTCTTTAATCCAGCATTTGGATGTAATGTAAAGAAATATCTTTTCGAGCCAATTGATGACATCACCACGAACAACATTCGTGAAGAAATTAGAAGATCGATTACAAATTTTGAGACTCGAGTTCAACTCCTGGATGTGATTGTTGAGCCAAATTATGATCAAAATGGGTACACAATATCGATTAAGTTCTTTACGAGAAATGATCCAAGCCCAGTCACACTTACATTCTTCTTAGAACGGATAAGATAAAATGGCAAACGTTGATGCTAAACTAAAAGTCGCGGAATTAGACTTTGATACAATTAAATCAAATCTAAAAGGCTTTCTAAAGTCGCAGAGCGAATTCAGCGATTATAATTTTGAAGGATCGGGTATGGGCGTCCTACTCGATATTCTCGCATACAACACTCATTACATGGGTTATTATTTGAATATGGTTTCAAATGAAATGTTTATTGATACCGCAATCAATCGCGGTTCAGTCGTTTCTCATGCCAAACTTTTGGGATATACACCACGTTCTCGAGTTGCCGCTCAAGCCGCGCTGAATCTAACTATCACACCAGTTGTTGGCGACTCAAATAGTTCTGTTATTATTCCAAGATTTACTCGTTTCTTGTCAGAAACAAAAGATGGCGTGAATTATGTTTTCGTAAATCCTTCTGCGCGTATTGTCTCTAAAAATGCATCAACTGGTCTTTTTGTTGCTGAAAATCTACAGATCAAAGAAGGTCAGCCAGTAAGCATATCTTTTACCTACGACGCAACAAATAATACGAAGCAAGCATTTGAACTTCCAGATATGGGAATTGATACTTCTACGCTACAAGTTGCCGTACAGCAATCTGGTCAAAATGCAAACTTACAAACATATCTGATTTCTCAAGACGCAACAAATGTAGATCCAGATGCTCTAGTTTATTATTTGGAAGAAAATAAGAACGGCAAATACCAGATCTATTTTGGTGACGGTGTGATTGGTAAATCTTTGGTTGACGGAAATATTGTAATCGTTTCATATGTTATCACCAGCGGTAGTCCTGCAAATGGATTAAGCAGCTTCAGACTCTTAGATAATTTCTTAAATGGTAGCAGCACTGCAATAACGACAGTCAGCGATTCGACTTCTGGCACATCAGAAGAAACCATTGATAAGATTCGCTTCACTGCTCCAAAAGCATACATCTCTCAAAATCGCGCAGTTACAAAGAACGACTATATCGCATTGTTGAATCGCGACTATCCATACTTCGAAGCAGTCAATGTCTGGGGTGGAGAAGAAAATAGTCCACCAGTTTATGGAAAAGTATTTTTTACTGCCAAACCACTTGGTGGATATGAGATTACACAGGCTGAGATTAATAATGTTATCAATAATATTATCAAGCCATTTAGCGTTTTAACCGTTATTCCAGAATATGTTGAAGCAGAATACAACTATATTAATCTAACTGCAGAAGTTAATTTTGATCCAACAAAAACAAACAAATCTGTGTCAGAAATTGAATTGGCAGTTAGAAGTTGCATTCGTAATTTTGCAAACACAAATCTAAACACCTTTAATTCTGCATTTAAGATCTCACAATTGCAGCGCACAATCGACGACTGTGATCAATCAATCTCGAGCAATGAAGTTGGCGTCGTCCTTGAAAAGCGTTTTTCACCAGATATAACAAAACCTGCAAGTTATGTTCTAAATTTTGGAACAGAAATCAAACAAGGCACAACCTCTGAAAGAATTTATAGCACTCCATCATTTGGATATTCTGATGCTGCTGGAATCGTTCGTAATTGTTATATCGAAGAAGTTTTACAGTCATTTACAGGTGTTGAGTCGATTGATATCGTAACTGCTGGCAGTGAGTTTGTTACGACTCCAACAGTAACAATTGAAGGTGATGGGGTTGGTGCAACTGCCAAAGCATTGATCGTAAACGGCGTTGTTAAAAAAGTAGAAGTCACAAATCCAGGTACAGGATATACAACTGCTTCAGTTACAATTAGCGGCGGTGGTGGTTTTGGTGCTTCACTCAAGGCTAATCTGCAAGGTCGCAATGGATTGTTGCGCATCTATTATTTTGACGAAAATAAAATTAAGAAAACCATTACCAATAACATTGGCACGATTGATTATAAATTAGGTATAATTACTCTTAATAATTTTAATCCAGTGAGTGTTGCAGATCCATTTGGCACTCTTGTTATTAAAGTTCCGCCTGCTAAAAAGATCTTCACATCAATTCGTAATACAATTATTACACTCGATGTCACAGATCCAGGTTCTATCGTCACTGCCGTTAACGCAATTGTTGAATAACATATGTCGACAACCGAAAAAACAATATCAGCATTAGTCGGGTCTCAGTTACCCGACTTTATTAGCGCAGAACATCCAAAGTTTCTCGCGTTTGTTCAGAAATACTATGAGTGGCTAGAAACAAATAATCTTGACGGAATTTCAAATACTGCTGGTAATACAATTTACCAGGCGATGAACATTGACAACTATCGAGACATCGACCAAACTCCACCAGAATTTATTCGATATTTTAAACAAGAACTAATCCCATACTTCCCAGAAAATACTTCTCTATCTACAGAAAAGATTCTCAAATCTGCAAGAGAATTCTATAGCAAAAAGGGTAGCCCAGATTCTGTAAAGTGGTTGTTCAAGGTGTTGTTCGACGAAGATATCGAAATCACTTATCCAAAAGAGCAGATTCTAAAGACCTCTGACGGAAAATGGATTCAGCCAAAAGCATTTCGTATTACAGTTTCTGAAACAAATAAAAACGTCGACGTTGCTTTATTGAAGAAAAGAATGGCTGTCGGTGTCGACTCTGGTGCAACTTGTGTCATTGAGTCAGCAAGTCGTTCTATTGATCCAACCAACGGCAAAGAAATTATTGAAATTTACATTTCAAATATTGTTCAGTATTTTAACAATGGTGAGTTTATCACTATTGATTATGTCGATGAAAACGGAGTAGATAAAGTATTTCGCGAAAGACTTATTGGGACATTGTCAAACGTCCGTATCGATTCAAATCTTCGCACTGACCCAACGCAACGTCGTCGTGGATTGTTGTATAACGTCGGCGATCCAATCGTAATCACTGGTGGTCTTGGTAGTTCTGCCGAAGCAAACGACGGCGTCGCAATCGTCGGTAATGTTTCTATCGGTTCTATCGAAGGTGTTGCGACAACATTCCCTGGTTATGGATACCTATTATATTCAAATTCTACTGTTCTCGTTTTGCGCTCTCAGGGCGATGCCACAAACGCAAATTTAAGTACAGACCTACGAATAACTGATCTGAATTTATCAGCCTGTACAGCAAATAGCCAAAACAATTTTCTTGAATCAGTCACTTTTGATAAAACCGTAATTGACTACCTCGGTGATACAGTTATTGGCGATGCTAATCTTGCTGCATTTACTTTAAATGTTCGCAACATTGTTCTAAACGTAACAGAAGCTGATCAAGATGACGACTTCGATAACTACGAACAAGTCTGGGCAAACGGTTTAAACTTCAACGACGCTCTGTTCACTGCCAAAATTGCAACACCAAACGGCAATACTAGAATTGCTGGTACTGTAAATGTTAGCAGTACAAGCAATGTTGTTATTGGATCAAACACTGCATTTGATGTAGAGTTGAAGGTCGGTCAAAAACTGGAAGTTGCAGGAAATCGCCGCACCATCGATGTGATTACAAACAATTACCATCTAACCACGAGCACTGCATATCCTTCTACTCTAACTGGTCAAAACGCATACCGTATTGGAAACTTTGCAGCACATGGCGGATTTGGAACTCAGTATACTGGATCATTGCTTTTATATGATATTGCAAATACTGGCTCAATTGCCACTATCTTAACTGGCGCACCGTTATATACGAAAAACACTTCGAAGTCATTTACATTTAATTCGATAACCACTGCTGTTGTGCCAGCGAATGCAAACAGTCAAATCTTTCAGTGTCTTGATTTTGCAACCGTTAACACAGGCGGTATTGCACTTATCAGTGTATTGAATGGTGGTGGTGGATTTAGATCTGAACCAGCATTAAGAATCGCAACAAATTATCAAACACAATTGAGTGAAAACTACTCATTTGGATCAAACCTTTATGCAAACAGCACTCAAACTTTACAAGATCTTGGACTAATTGCACACGTTCATATCGAAAATGGTGGCAGTCTGTATAGTGTGAATGATACCATCACATTTGAGGGTCGTGGATATGGCGGCAATGGATATGTGCAAGCCGTTGACGCGAATGGCGGTATCACTTCCGTGGTACTATCTGATCGCGGCGAAGGTTATCTTGCGCGACCAAATGTTTATGTGAAACGTGCATCACCAACATATACTGCCATCACTGGAACTGCAAATATTGCAACAGGCAGTTCTATTGTTTATGGAGATGCAAATAGTATTTTCACCACTGAAATTGCAACGACTGACTTGATCAAAGTAAATAACGAAATTCGTCAAGTTATTTCTATTGCCAATAATCGTTATCTTACAGTCAATGCAGTATTCAATACTTCAGGAAATGGTAATACCATTTACATGGAAGATGGTACTGAGGCATCATTTACAGCATACTTGTTTGGCGACGGCGCAGAAAATACTGTACAAACGGGTGCTATCGGTCGTGTGCGCGATATTCGTTTGATCTATCGTGGTTACGACTATGTTGCAACGCCAAATGTTTCTATGAAGGTTTTGGATACTATTATTAATCCAGTTCCTGAAACAAGCATTTTATACGAAACGGAAGTGATTTACCAAGGAGCAAATCTCCAGGCATCCACTTTCCGCGCCAATGTTAAGTCGTTGAATAAAAATAGCAATTTGCTTCGCTTGTACAATTATTCTGGCACACTTAACACTACAATCGACCTTGTGACAGCAAATGGCGTATTGTGTAATGTTAACACTTCAATGAATGTTCCTGCTCCAGCACAATATGAAGCAACAGTGCGCAGCACAGGTCTACCTAATCCAATGACTTATGGTAATGGTCGAGCCAAAGCAAATGCACAGTTTGCAAACGGTTTGATTCAATTTGATGGATTCTTCTTAAATACAGACGGATTCCCAAGTGCAGATAAAGTTCTGCAAGACGGCACCAGATACCACAACTTCTCATATATGGTTCAGTCTGAGAAATCACTTGCCGACTTCCAGACTCCAATTTTTAATATCGTCCATCCATCTGGTCTGTTGCTCGTCGCCAAGACGATTAACAAAACAGAAGAAGATACCGCAACATTACTACAATCTAATGTAGATTTAATCATGCCAGGTAATGGTGGATCGACAGTAAATGTGACAAACTCATATGCAAATGTGGTTACAGGAACCAATACGCTATTTGCTCCACTCGCAAATAATATAAACTATTCGAACACTCGAGTTAACGTCGGTGATATGATCATTATTAATGATGGTGATCGTTTGCCTATTTCTAAAGTTATCTCGAATGTTGTAAGCAATACAGTTCTTTATATCGCTGGCGACTTTATCTACCGTGGTCAAGGTCTTGCAAATAGCACGATCACCTTTGATACACTCACAGGCACTGCAAATGTAACTGCTGCGTGCACTCATGTCATCGGTAATAATAGCACTGCATTTAATACTGAATTGGCTTCAAATAACATTATTAAAGTTAATAATGAAGTTCGTGAAGTTATTTCAGTGACAAACTCTAAACATCTTATCGTAAACTCTGCATTCACTTATAGCGGAACGGATAACGTCGCATATAAACTCGCAAATACGGTGTTGATGATTTCTGGTAATTCAAACTCTCTTGATACTATTGTCCAGACTGGAGATAATGTCTCCTTTAATATTGCTGTTGCAAATGTAATGGGTGCTCAGACTGGTACTGTGCAGGTATTTACAACTAATAGTATGGTTGTCGGAACATCAACTCTATTCACAACGCAACTAAAAGCCAACGATTTTGTGATGATCAATAACCAACTTCGACAAGTAATAAATATTGCAAACGCGACTGTTATGAATGTTAACACTTCGTTCACTTCAAATGTTTCTGGTGAAATCTTATATAAGAGAGCAACATATCAGAACGCGAATGTAGTTTCAATTACAGGTAATACGATGACGCTAAACATTGCATATTATGCGACTGTATCAGATCTTGTTTACCTGGTTGTTCCTAACCTAGCATTAGAAGATCATAGTTATAACGTCGTAACGCTATCAGCGTACTGAGGAATCCATGAAATCTTTACTAACACCATTATTCAGTAAATTCCTCGTTGAGGATACAAAAACTCACTTGGGCGAAGAATCGAATTCTTATATTACTATTGGTCGTAATGTTCAATATGGTAACATTACTGGCAGCACGATTCAGGCTAATGTTCGTGATGCAATCTGGACGACAAATGAGCGTAATGATTTCTATAAACTCATGGTTGGAGCAAAGAAAATTGCTGCTTCTGATATGCAACCAGTAGTTCCTCGCCGCGATTGGGTTTCTGGAATTCTATATGATGAGTATGCTGATCATATTCCAATTCTTTCGTATTTGAAGGAAACTGAACTTGGAACTGCAACGGTCAATTCTACTATTCTGCTCGAAGGAACAGTGAATATTGCCGCATCAAATACAGTTGTTGGATCTGGGACTGCATTTAGCACATATGTTTTTCCAAATGATCAATTGTTTATCAATAATTCATTCCGAACTGTTGTATCTGTGACTAATAACACCCACTTGATTGTGAATAGTGCATTTGCAAATACAAATACAGGTGGAGTTGCATTCTTGACATCAAACGGTCGCCTAGTTTATGGTAACACTGCAAACTTTACAGGCAATGTATTTGCTGGCAATCTAATCACTATTGGAACAACAACGCTAGACACAAGAGAAGTTGTTGGTGTTCGTAGCAATAAAGTATTGCTCTTGAATACAAATACGACAATCACAGTTTCAAATTCTAAGATTACACGCACTGATAATACCTACCCATATAGAGCAAATAACTTTTATGTTCGCAATAACCGCGATCAGGTCTTCAAATGTTTGTTTAATGGCAACACTTCTGTTTCAACAGTTGAACCAACGATTGACATCGACGGTCAATTACCAGAAAGTCCATTCATTGTAACTTCAGATGGTTACAAGTGGAAGTACATGTATACGATTCCTCCTGGATTGAAACAAAAATTCTTTAACAAGGAATGGATGCCAGTTGTAAGCGACGGTGCTGTGACCGCTGCAGCAACTGACGGTCGCCTTGATGTTATTAATGTTCTTTGGGGCGGTTCTGGTTATATCGGTGGTGGTAACAGTAATACTGCTGCAATCTTGTCTATTACAAGAACAGATGGATTAGGAGCAAACCTAGCAGCTCGCATTTCAAATGGAAATATCACTTCTGTCACAGTTCTGACTGGTGGTAATAATTATACAACAGGAACAGTAACTGTCACCGACACTGAACGTCTACCAGACATTATTCTCGGTGGAACTGTAAATGTTAGTGGGACTGTGGTTGTAGCAAATATTGCGAATACTGCAAATCAGAATTTCGTCGGTAATGTCTATATGAATGACATTATTACGGTTAACGGCGAATCAAGAAACGTCGTAACTGTAACAAATGCAACTCACCTGACCGTAAATACTGCATTTACATATAGCACAAATACTCAAGTCGCACTTATCGCTCGTTCAAATGCACAGTTTGACTTCCAGATCGCTCCATATGGCGGTCATGGATCAAATCCAGTTGAGGAACTAGGTTGCCACAGTTTAATGCTTTGCGCCGAACTTGAAGATACTGAAAACGAGACGATTCCGATTAGCGATTCGACCAACACATTCGACTTCAATCAGATCGGAATCCTCGTAAATCCAAATATTGCAAATGGCGCATATATTGCAAATGCGACTAATTATCGCCTCTCAACTCGTGTCGGAGTTTCTAACCCAGCTTCGACAAACTTTGCAGACGATGAAATAGTGTATATGGGTGAAAATATCGAAACTGCAACTGCAGTGGCAAACGTGGCGCACTGGGCAGCAGGGGATAATTATCTTTACATAAATAACATTACAGGAACCTTTACGGTCGGCGAAACGATTAAAGGTGTTACTTCGGGTGCTTCCGTTCCGATACTTGAGTTAGCAAATTCTGAGCTCGAGTTGTTTAGCGGAGACCTAATTTATACTGAAAATAAACAAAATATGATTCGTAAAGACAATCAGATCGACCAAATTAAAGTTATTCTCTCTTTCTAAGGTAGAAGTTCATGGAATTCAACATTGATCCGTACTATGACGATTTTCAACAGAACGCATTAGACAACAACTATATGCGCATTCTGTTTAAGCCTGGAAAAGCGGTTCAGGCTCGTGAACTCACACAAGTCCAGTCTATCCTACAGAATCAGATTAAGCAGTTCGGCGATCATATCTTCCAGGACGGTTCTCCTGTTATCGGCGGCAATATGACCCTCGATAATAAATCAACCTATTTGAAACTTCTCGAAACTTACAATAATACAGATATCGAAATTGAAGATTTCAATGGAACAGTAATCCGAAATTCAGCAGGAACAGTCCAGGCTAAAGTTCTTGCAACTTATTTCCCTAGCGGTGGTGTTCCAACATTGATGGTTCGCTACATTACAGGCAAT